GCCAAATAGACTATGTTATAGATGGTAGCACCCATCTGACTTTTGGGAAAGCGCTTAAAAATGATGAAAATGGTGATTTTTACACAAAAAATAGGGAGACATTCTCCACAGGAGCGAAGCTTCCTATTTGAAAACAAATAGGGAGACATTCTCATGCCCCCCTATCCAATAAAGGATTCATCTTCGACCGCTTGTCTCCAATGAAAGGTTTTATTTTCTAAAATTTTTGAAATTCTTCAGATAGTCAATATACTCACTGAGCCACACGAGACTGGCATCGACCCACGTGAGTACATACCTCGTAATCTCGTTATTGGCCTTGGTAATGACCTCAGGAAGGTACTTCGTCAGAATCCCCTCCTTTTTATAATCATAGGGACGATGCTTCCTCACCTCGATGAAGTCGTGTTCTTGGTATCTGGTTCCGAGTTCTCGGCGTATTGGCATATTACTCTAAATTAACATTTTCACTGGTTATATCAGGGATCTTCTTCATCAGCTGTTTGGGAATGGAAGCAAGACCCTGGGCAATAGGTTGGGTATAGACATTGGTAGAGGCAGCCTGACGGATGACCTCTAACGCATTCTGTATGAGGTTCATACAGTCTACTACCACGTCCCCGTAGGCAGCCTTATGACTCGACCCTCCGAGGTCAATGCCATCGGAGTGAATATGAATCTCCCGTCGGGGTTCGCCATTGCCTATGCGGATATCCCCTTTCCCGTCGATCTGGATAGTACTGCTCCCGGATCGGAGTATCCATCCTTCCCCATCGGAGAATTTAAGAGTGGCCCAGCCCTTACCCGTCTCCCTATGACAGAGGATCTCCACCTCTTCCCCAGTGAGGTCCATGTCCCGGTACTGGTCTTTCTTGAACCAGAAGTAGACCGCGGAGTTACCTTTCATATCCAGTATCCATACCTCGTCAAAGACCTCCGGCATACTATACTGACCAGTGTTCCCGGTGAAAAAAGGCTTCGCCCAGGGAAGGTGGTCCTTATCACTCATAGAGAAGAGCCCTGGGGAATCCACCCGGATCTCCCCATTCTCCCCTAATTCAATGACCCTTCCGGGTCGTAGGTTGGCAGTGGCTAGTACCATCTTAATTATTTCCAGTATACCCGGATCTCTCCGTGATTTTCCTCTCTTCCACATCGGTACCGGTATCAACAGTCCACTGAGGCTTGGTGATGACGGAGGAAAGGGGGGTGATAGAGGGGTAGTTAAATACCGGCATAACACTCTCCACCTCGAGGTCAAAAGTAATCATCCGGTCTTTATTGTCTGAGGTAGTCCCGTCCAGCTCCGTGAGGTGTTCCCCATCGACCTGTTCGGGGATCTTATAGCTCACCGGGATCTCCTGACCCAGGTACATGAAGCTAAAAGTACGGATAAAAGCCAGTTTGGTCATCATATGCTGGGTCAGCTCCAGGACATCGCGGAAATTGGGTACGACATACTTCACCGAAACCGATATAGTATGTGGCATCCTTCTCATCTCAGCACTATAAGACCTCAGACCATCTTCGTCGTCGATCTGAAAGACCCCTCGGGCATAGGGGTTAGTCATCTGATCAGGGAGCAGGGAGATAGCTCCGGCAGTGACGACCGCCCTGGGGACGGTCATATACAGGGCATCTTCGTTAGTCTGCTCGGTGAGGTTCTGAATCTGACTGTGGTGCTTCCTCAGTATCCAGAAGGTATCATCCCCGGTATGGATCATCATATGGTCGATGCTCTCCCCGCGGATGGTCATATCCTCCTGAAGCTTCCTCATAAGCCCTTTGAGGAGCTTACTGAAGAACAGGTCCTGGTTATTACAGTCTACCTTACCGAGTCGGAGGTCGTTGATGTTTGCCATTTTTTGTTATTTACTACACGGTCTTAGGTTGGAAGAAATAATCCACGGCTCTGGTATTCTCTGCCCATTCCTTGATCTCGTCGAACTCCCTATCGGCCTGTTCGGAGAAACTGGAGTAGTTGATAGATACCCCACCGGGGAGCTTGAACTCATACGTCCCGTAGATGGTGTTAAGAGCCCTGCGGCAGAAAGCCACGCAGAGACGGAAAAAGTAGTAGGAGTTATACAGGTCCTGGATACGACATCTCACATAACAGTGGATGACGAGGTCGGACCTACCCAGAGCTCCGAGGAGCACCAGCTTACTGGAGAACTCGTTGAAATTGTAGGTGATAGGAGGATTGAAGTTCTGGTTGAAGGTATCCACCTCCCACATAGTCATCACCGCATCCTCCATCTTCCATTGGTTCTGGGTAGTGCCAAAAGATCCTATGCCACCCCCTCCCATAGAGTAACTGGAGAGGAGTAGTCGCTCTACACCAAAGTCTCCCAGAGCCCCCACGCGGAGGTTATCCTGAAGCTTATGACAGCCCAGGACCGACATGATCTGTGGAGGAAGCTGGATAATCTTGTTCATACCATTCCCCTTGCAGATCTCGGCGTTCTTGATGAGATACATGCGCTCTTCGACTGCCTGATCGACATTAGCCCAGAACCACCCCGCGGCCTGTATGATGAACTCAGGAATCCTATCTACAGGCACGGGGAAGGGTAGGGCACAGCTCTGGGTAACCTCGGCTTGTATCCTACTAATGAATTGGGCGTCGATATTATCTTCTATCTCTGGAGTCCACATTATTCCACATCATCAGTGCGATATCTCATATAAGGCAGTTCGGGGTGCTTGAGGTCATTATTATACTTCAGTTGGTATAGGCCCTTGCTCTTGAAGAAATTGATGATGGTCTCATTCACATCAGTCTGACCCCAAGCCAACGAATCGCCGTTAGCCACCTTATAGTTATACCTATTCCACTCCCGGTAGTTACCACCAGTGTGATTAGTATACCACACCTTATAGGTCTTTTCGTCCATCCGGAGGATAAAGTGACAGAGTTCATTGCGCCAATCTGCCTTCCTCTCGGTATGAAAGCTAATGATGAAGTAGTAATCCCCTACGGTAGCCTCCCTCATATTCTCTTCTACACGGATGCTTTTTATCTCAAATTGACCATCAGCAGTCCAGTGCACGAGAGATTTTTTCTGGAGGTACTCGAAGAGCTCGAGGAGGAGACCTCCATATTTCTTTACGTATTTCTTGGAGGCTTTATCTGCCCCTTGGGGTTCGGGTAGAAACGATAGACGTTCTCCAATGGAGCGAGTCCCTGACAGGGGGCTTTCTGTTATTACACTTAAAATACTTCGCATTATTCTCGTTTATTAAAATCATATACTTCCACCACCACTCCGGGATCGATGAATGTACATATATCGAACAAATGTTCGCGAATTTCATCCTCCTTCTCCCTTCGGGTCTGCCAGAGGATAGTTACCGGATTGATCGAGTAGGCTCCATTCTCCCGTTTCCGATCCACCAGCACGCGGAAAAGCTGGTCAAAAGATTTCCTTGTTTTCTCCACCGTCTGTTCGGGACATTCGAGGTTCTTGAGGTAAGCATCGGCATGGGTATTGACAAACTCCTCTATCTCTTCCTTGGTGACGGTCTTCCTCTTCACGAACTCGGAACAGTCTTCCATAAACCGGTCGATATCGAGGTGGAGGAGGTTCTCCTCCTTGTTAAAGAGGATGTTGGACAGGACTCGTAGTCGTTGGACCGCACTGAAGTTATAGGTTCCGTTCTTATTACGACAGAAAGTGAAGAATTTTTTGGAGTCCTCCAGATCATACCTCTTCGTGAGACTGAGAAGGATAGGAACGACCTTGTCAAAGACCTCGAGGTCCTTACCTCTCATGATCCCCTCGTCGTCTACTCCCCAGCGTTTCCCGATGAGGATCTCCCTTCTCCCTCCGATGACCTCGGCGAAATCGACCAGGTTGGTCTCATTGACTTCATCCAGGAGCTCGGTGACCAGCTCGTGCTGCTCCCCACGGAGTTTGGAGATCATATTGCGACAGACATCCTCCACATCGGTGAAGATACCAGTGTCCTCCACGGGGAACTCCACCATAGGCTGACAGCTGACGGTATAGCCATAACACCTCATCCCTTGGATAAGGACCGGGAGCTGCTCGGAGTATCTTCTATACTTTCTCTCGAACGACACCAGCTTATAACAGGTATCGTCAATGACATACTTACTCTCCTTGGTATCCCAGATGATAAAGGGGGAGTCACTGATGATCCCGTTGATAAGGGGGTTGTAAGACTTTCCGTATTCCCCTTTCTGGATATCCGCGTTGACGATAGCGAGGATGGCTTCATTAGCCATTCTCTCCGTCTCCATCTCCTCGAAACTGAGGGGTTCACACTTCCCGAGGTTCTTGGGATTCCCTTCCCCATCGACCTTGGATACAAAGAGCTTGATATGGAGGTCGTTATTGCGGATTCGGTTAGCCCACTGGTCGATCTCCTGGGCCATATATTCCTCGGAGAAATAGACCTTGAACTGGTACTTATCCCGGATATCGACCCCCACGGAGAGGTAAGAGGTACACATGAGTATCTCGAGGTCGTTGATGGTAGCCTCTTGGTTGATCTCATCCATCCATTCACTACCTACCTGAGACCTCTTATAGTATTTCAGTCGCACCGGTTCGACTCGGTTATGGTCGTAGAGGAGGAAGTAATTGACTGCTGCTTCGACCTTCTGAGCAAAGGTCGTCCCTCGGTTCGTGGGGAAGATCACCCTATGTCCCTCGGTGATGTCCCTGGCGATATGACGGGCGATATAATAAAGTAGGTTCTTCTGGTCGGCGACCGTAATCACGTCGAATGTCTTCTTACGACTCTCCTCCTTGATCACGTGGATATGACGGATACCGGGGAAGAAAAGGAACTCCCCGGAAGGGGTTCCCGAGAGGAGGATAGTAGTCACCTCTATACTACGGATAAGACTGACTACATCCTTCATCACCGATCGGTACTCACTTAGGAAGAGGAGGTGGCTCTCGTCGATGACTATGTAGTCGAACCCGGCCATAGAGATCTCCGAGGCCGTCAGACGAGAGAACTTATCCAGGGTGAGGACGACGCGGTCAGAGTCTTGGATATTGACCTTCTTCGACCCGTAGGAGTACTCCCAGCCCTCTTCCTGTTCTACCTTAGACTTGATAGTAGAGGTATAAGGCATCACCATAAGGATACGGGATTTCTTAGCCAGTCTCTTGATCATCTCCGTCTTACCCAGACCGGGACCAGCGTCGATGAGGTTGAGGTGGGCGAGGTTACCCTCAATATCTGGGAGGATATCCCCTAAGAACTGGTCCTTGGTGATATTGAAGGTGATCGTCTCCGTGACCCCGAGGTGGTTGGGATCAGCGATCTTAGAGGAAATTTCCATAATCTCCTCCTCATCAGCGCCTTCGAGGACGATATGGAAGCCGTGGTCGGTATTGAGCTTCTCAATAGCCCACTTGTTAGCCGGTTTCTTGTGATTGCGAGCGGTATTACAAATACCCACCAGTTCGTGGAGGGGGGTGTTACTACAGACCTTCTGGAGATAGCGTAAGCCCTCCTCGTACCCATAGAGGTTCACGAGGGTATTGGCAAACTTCCATCGATCCCCGTGTTTATATTTCCCTGGATGGACCTCCCCGGGAGTTATAGCTTCTGCCCGGGCGTGGAAGACCTCCTCGTACAGGATAAGATCATCATGCTTACTGAGGAATTTCTCCAGATGCTCATCTCCCCAGCTCCCACTATAGTCAAAACCCACGTGGATAAAATCCTTGTAGAACTTAGTGGAGAAGAGGGGACGGGGATCGGCTGTGATGAAGACCCCCTGTTGGGGGCGGCACATGGACCAGTCAAGCCACGAGATGAGGTTCTCAGCGCTATAGCCGTGTTCGATGAGGTGGTCTCTGATGGCCATATAGACCATGCCCGTCTTGTGGTGGAAGTTGGCGTTGAAAAGGACCTTTTTGTCCAGGTTCTCATCCACTTCTATACAAGTGTAGATATGTACCCCACTACCCGACGACGAGAGGACGGAGGCCATAAACCAGGGACAGTGCTGGAGCCTACGGAACGCCTCCTCCTTGATGAGGGTAGCCACTACCGGATCCTTACAGTCGATGTCAATGACCTGAAAGCCCGACCACGCGTCATAGGCCTCGTCCCCCACAGGACGGACCTCTCCAGCACTACCGAAGACGACACTACGACGGATCTTGTTGACGCCTTCGTTGACTCGACCGATGACATCCCGGTAGAGTCTCTCCCCAGTGACCTTTTCGCCTCTGGAGGAAGACTTATTGTTCATCACAAACAGATCGACCTCCCGGAGTCGGTCGAGGAACTTATCCAGATCTGACTCCGAGAGGTCGGTGACCAGGCTATGGGTAAATTTCTCCTTGGCATACTTCTTCTTCCAGCTGTTGTTGTAATCCACGCTGATGACACTGAACTTGCTTAATACCGAGGAGATCTTTACCTTGCCTTCCATTAGAATCCTTTATTTTTTAGATAGGTTTTGACTAAATTTTTACTGTGTGGGGTGGCCACGTTCGTAGCCCACCACTTTACGTAGGAGGGGTCTTTTTCAAATACCTCCTCGACTAAATAATCTCTGTGCTTGCCGATGTTAAAGTATAAATTGCCATCCCCACGACGGATAATCGACCCTTCGGGGCTCACCATCTCATTGAATTCCAAGGAGTTAAGCTCGTCCCAGGAAATTTTTTCCAGCTGTTTGATGAGCACCGTGGCGGTGGCTTTCACGTCACTGAGGCTGTCGTGGGCTCGCAGGCCACACTCCTCCATCGTCTTACCCATGTACTTCTTGAACACATCCCCCAGATGACAGGGATTGAGGTGTTTCTCAATGAGGTACACGTCGTAGAACTTACGGTTCATATCCAGCTCCTTACCCAGTCGGAGGTACTCCATATAGAGGAGTTGGATGTCAAAGGAGTTGCTGTTGTAGCCAGCTATATCCGCGTCTCGAATTATATTATCAAACTCTTCTATGACCTCTGTGAGGTACTTACCGGAATTTTCTACCATTTCCTTGGTGATTCCGTGGACCTCCTCCGCCCCAGCTGACATCTCCCATTCCCCCGAGGGACGGATGATATAGTCAAATCTGGCCGTCGGCTTCATCGTCTCGCGGTCAAATCTCATGGCGCTGAGCTGGATGATTCGGTCGTGCTGTTTGTTAAGACCTGTCGTCTCACAATCTAAAAATACTATGGGTCGCATTTAGGCAATCGTTCGTAAGTAGTTAATAATTCTTGTTTTCTGTTGGGAGATGCGTGAGGAGGTGACCTGATACTTCACCACCAGACCCTTTACCCCGAGCTCGGGGTGACCGTCCAAGCCAAAGTAATCGCAGAGGAAGTCGTAGTCCTTGAGGTTGAAGGTCTTCAGATGGTCGAGGAGGTCTCTTACCTCATGTCTCTGCTCGGTACATAGGTCACCCTGGTCACGACCGGGGAGCTCCCCTATACTTATACAGTTCCTTCTGCTCTCCTGCCCCTCCTTGCTCTTGAGGTAGTTAATGATGGCGAACTTAGCCCGGTGGAAAGCAAACTTCCCCAGGTCCTGGCGGCTCTTTTCCCATACTTTTAGTCCTCGGATGACCCCTTCCCAGGCTACCCCTTCGAGGTCTTCTACCTCTCCGGCCCAGGTGAATCGTCTCACGGCATTTTGGACCGATCGGTCCAGGGTATTGTAGGTTTTTAGGTCCATATTAGATTTCCTCTGCTTCCTCCACTCTATCTATCCACTCAAAACAGCGATCGGAGGAGAGTTCATCCAACAGTCGCTCGAGGTACTGTTCATATTCGGTGAGGGTCATATATACCATCAGACCATCGTCGGTAATAAGGCAATCAGGATCCTCCGGGGTAGGCCAGGGTCTTACTCTTTCAATGGGGTACGTTCCGAAGTTTTTTCCTCGCACGTAGAAAGAAGGGGACTTATCTGTACTGATGTGTAGGTCAATACCCCCGAAGTAGAAGGTAAGGTCAATACTTCCGTATTTGGTGAAAGCATTCACACCAAAAGTCTCATCGACTTGATACTTTTTATCAAAACTACTATCAAACCCCCACTGCTGGACCGCATAGGTGAGGATCTCGTGGATGCGTAGTCGTAGTTGGTTATAAGTGCTCATTATTTTACCTTAATTCCTAATTTTTCATGAAGCCAGGTGGCCTCCTTCCAATTCTTCTCAAACCACTCGGGGACTTCCTTCTCCATCTTGTGGATGAGGTTACGGGCTTCCCCGGTGATGTCATTAGCCAGCTGCATATTGAACCACGCAAAGGCTACGTGACTCGATCCTCCGTACATAGAGTTCCCGAGGAGCTTACAGGCCTGTTCGTAACTGGAGTAGTAGAGGACCTCGTCTTCCAATATAGATCGGATTTCCTGGAGGTTTTTTACATCAATATCCCTGGTACAAGTGATATTCAGACCGAGTTTCTTCAGGTCTTCCACTACCCTCTCGGAGTATTTCTGTTCCTTGGGGGTATGGCCCTCCATCAACTGGATGACATCGTCTAAGACGGTCGCCTCCATCTCCTTTCCGAGGTACTTACCCACGTTACGGTTAGCCTTGAGCTGCTTCTGAATGGCCTTGAAAGCATACTCCTTATCGTTCTTATATACCGACCCGTTGACGGAGACGAAGTAGTTGGGGTCCTTGCGGAAATCCTCCAGATCCTTCTCCGTAAATACCCCTTCGCCGGTACTCCCGAGGTAGTTCTCAATGGAGAGGTTACAGGTGATGATGGTAGAGGGATACAGGGACGCGAAGTCATTACAGGTCACGAACAGGTGCTTACCCGGGGAGGGCTGTCGGACATAGGCTCCAACCAACTCCCCTCGCTCTCCGGAGAACCGGGATGGGGGGACGACCTTGATACCGTGTTCGAAGAAATAGTTGAAGAATAGGGCTTCACTCAACTGGATCTTCGACTGACTGGCCGAGGCCTTGATACCACAGTACAGGGCCTGGGAGTAGAGGCTGTTGAGAGTCCCGAAGCAATGACTGATCATCTGCACGAGGACCGAGTCGATAGCATTGTAGAACACGTACCTCGTATAGTCAGAGTTATAGAGGTCCTGGAGGTCTCCATCATACTTGATTTTGTTGGCCTTCACCGGAGACTCACTGGCAATATAGTCCAGGGAAAGGGACTCCTTCTGGGGCATCACCATCATATCAAACTGACCGATAATGTCCATCATGTCTAAGATCCACGTGTGGTTGGGGCAGGGTAGGTCGATATTTCCGTCCCTCAGGTCCACGTACCTCATACGACTCATCGACCCGTCCACCGAGCACTTACTAAAGCGTATATCGGGGTAGTAGAGCTTACAACGGTTGGTGATGTACTGCCAGTCGAAGCCAATACTGTTCCACCCCCCGAGGACTGGTACTTTGCTTACCACATCGCCGAGGAAAAACTCCAGCATATCTCTCTCGGAGTCAAACTGGATATAGCGGAAAGATGGGGTGGGTAACTTCATCTTCTTGAAGTACTCGGAGGAACTGATCCACCCATCGAACTGTTCTTGGAGGCCTTCTTGGTCTTCCAATGGTCGCGTTCCGAGGACCATCGTATGCAGTTCGGGGCTTACCACGGAGATGGTATATATGGGATATTTGGCTTGCGAGGGATGGGGAAACTCCTCCTTATTGACCTCTACCTCGATGTCAAAGACGTACATCTTAGGGTTGTACTTAGCATGTACCAGAGCTTGTTCCGAGGGGGGTAGTTCCCGGAGGAAATTGAGGATATCTACCTTCGTTGGGGAGTCAGTATAAGCCATCTTACAAGGCTTTCCGTTCCAGTTGGTGTAGTTACCGGTCGGATCCTCGATATAAGTCTTAAATCGGGACACGTTATATTCCTTGATCTGCTTCCCTCCGGTCTTGGTGACGTAGGAGACTGAGAGCTTCCCTCGTCGTCGGTTGAAGTAATAGTCTAATATCATATGCTTTAGCGTATGCGAGGTACTTTAGTGCCTTTCATTTTAATTTTACGGTACAAAAGCCCCAGTACCCCTACGGTGAGGAGTACCAGGACCTGTATAAATCTGAAAAAGAGTCTTACCATTTATGGTGATTCACAATTTTTCTTGCCATTCGGTGGAGGTGGTAGATAACTTGATCTTGGGAGTACTCGACGGGGTTACCGTCAAAGGCCAGGATAAAATGCCCCGGGTTATTGGGACTCTTGATGATCTCGATTACGTCTCCGGTAGTGAGCACGTCGGCATCACTATAAGCCTTCTCATACCAGTCAAAGTCATAAGCTACCTCGAAACTGTTGTAGTTTTCCTCATCGCAGTAGATAATGTCATCGAGGATGGGTAGGCCTTCTGCGGTGATGTCCAACTTACTCAGGAAGGCTTCGACACTCTCCTTACCCTTGAGTACCGGGATCTCAAACCACAGATGGTTGAATAGTACCTTGGCTTCGAGGTGGAGGTTGGAGAGGACTTCATCTTCTTCTACTCGGAACCGAAGGTATCTCCTCTTACCCTCTACCATTACGCGTATCGTGGCTTCGTTCATGTGCCCGACTGTTCTCCACCGCAGGTGGCGAGCTGCGTCAGAAGCTTTCCAATTAATTTTCGTTGCCATATTCATGATGGTGCACTATGCTTTAGCTTAGTTCTGTTGTTGTTATGTAGATATATCAAAAGGTGGATGGAGATTTTTACTGTCACCATAAGAATTTATGAATTTGGGTGGGTTTGGAGGAGTTGGGATGGTAGGATGGATCGTGGAATAGGTCTATACGGCTCATAATCGCACCCTACTGCGCTTAAATATCTTTTCTGACCATTTGTATAGGTGGTCACATTTGAGTGCGTTATATCGCGTTTATGTGAGCCACAATTTAGATACTCAAAACACCCCTAAAAATGAGCACCCAAAAAGTGCGTTTGCGCGCGGTTTGGATGGGTCGGAAAATAGCGTCATTTTGGAGTTCAATTTTAGGGTCCAAATTTAGGGTCGAAAAATGACTCAAAAAAGAGACCGATTTTGGCGCTCAAAAAGCGCCTTAATTTCTAT